AACATCAGAGTTAATGTCCAACGCGAAGTTTTCGATAATGAGGTGTCTTGAAGGCACATCCATCATCGTTGTCCAAGTTGTTGAACGCAAGCTATACTCGGTTTCTTTATGAGCCATGCGGCACTTGTACTCTTTCTGCACATCGGGATGTGGAGACGTACGAGTTACTGCATTGGTTCCTGCGATACCGATTTTCACATCAGACCAGTCAATGAACCACATCATGCGAGATTGATTCTCCCAAATAGCCGCATTGGCATCACTTCCGAATACTTTATCTCCGGAACGTGCACCAGTAGCGAGGTACTTGTTGCCTGTTCCTACATTAGCGTAGTCATCAAAGAATGGGTCATGGAACACTGCAAGTTGAACACCAACCTCAGGAATATCATACTTCGAATAATTGAAGAGGATAATTCCGTCCTGAGTGATGGTTTGATTCAACTCAGCATTACGCTGGATTTCCCAACCATAACGCGTTTTGTAGTAGTTGTTCATGCACTCATAGAACAAGTTATAAGTAAACCTATCGGTCATTACATCAATGACAGATACAGAAGTTCCATCCTGCTCACGGTTACGCTTCAAGAAGTACAAGTGAGAGAACAAGGACTCTAGGTCAAGTGCCTGCCCCTTGTTATCAAAAACACGAAGTGATTCACGAAGAAGTTGCTTAATTCCAACCGCATTACATTTGTACTCCAAAGTACAATTGTTGTTTTCCGGGTCGGAAATTGCAGGAAGGTCCATGTAAGTTTCGGGCCTTTGCTTAGTGCTAAGAGCCTGATTGAACCATACGGCGCGTGTCCATTGGTCTTGAGAAACTTGTGCAGCAATCTTGTTCTGCTCAGCAAGTGGTTGATAAACCATTGAGCTAAGGTAAGGGTTCACCTTGCCAGACATGATTTTCTGAAGAGTTTCTTTGTAGGTTTGGTCAACCGTACGAGACTCACGAGTGGTTTGTAACCAATTAACAATAAGCTTTACGCTCAAGTCGGTTGGCTGATTTCTGCACCATTCTTCATAATCAGAAACATTATTTGCTACGGTCTGTAACATACCAACAGTTGGTTTGTACTGGCCTGCAAATGCTTCTCCATCAAAAGCCGATTTATTAGCATATGTAGGCTTAACTTCTGCACCTTGTGGGCGAAGAGTAACCCTAGCCTTAGTAATACCACCTGCATCTGCAGATTTGCAGCCCACAATCTTAAATTGTACTTCAACTGCGACCTGCTTTCCGCCAGATTCGTTCCACCAGTTACATACAACATAACCACCAGGAAGGAAGTAACGCTCAATTTTATCAACAGGAGATGCCCAGTCAGAACCACCAAGGTTTACAGTAACATGCTGGTCTTGGCCTGCATACTCATATCCGGATGCTTGCCCGTCACTTGCTAAATAAAATTCAGAGTTGGCAGAAGTTGGAACTGAAGCACCTGCTTCAATAGTGAAGTAGTTAGCATTAATTACATGACGCTGTCTGCGCTGAATGTAAGGAAGAATAATAGACTGTTCAGCAACATTAACCTTATTAAGAAGAGGTTTGATGTTTTGAACGGAACTATTGAGCAGAGTTGTAAACCCTCTCTCTTGAACACCGAGCATTTTTGCTTCAGCAGAGCTTGCTATCACGCGAGCCAAATCAACTTCCTTATTAGAAAGTGCTTCGAACTCAGAAGGTGTAAGACCTTTAATAGAAGCGTTTGTTAATGTGCATCCAGTCGATGTGTCGACTTTAATAATGCGTGAAACATTATTGTCTGTGCCTTTATATATAGAGCTATCTGAACTTGCTGCTGGGTCCGGAAGAGATGAGTTTGTTGCCATAGTATGTTATTCGTTTATGTGTTACTGATTTAAAGTAGTAACAATAGAATAGCATTTTTTTTAGCAAACCCGTGAAATCTACGAACTTTTGCCGTTTTTTAAGGAATTTCTTAAAATTCCCGCTGGATTGTAGTTTACCTAAAAAGGGATTCTACATTCCTAAAATAGACATAGGTGTGACTGCAGTTTTCTGCTCTTGTGCAGGCTGATTAGTCCTCGGAGTGGGAGAAACTTGTGGTGCAGACTGTTGTGGCTGAACAGCTTGTGGCTTTACAGCTTTAGGCTTAGCCCCCTGCCTTACATACCCAGCGTTCTCTAGCATCTTTTGCTGATATTCGAGAGTTCCGTCTAGTCTTTGTTTTGCACGCATAACGAGCAGATTTAATAAATCGTCGTCCGACCAAGTATAATACTGAGTGCGTTGTGCTTCAGGGGTGGCATAATAACGCTCTCTGCGCATGAATGTTTTCCCATCCTTACCTGTCTCGCCACCCTGTATGAAGTTTTCTTGCTCCTTGTTTACCCAATCCAAAAGTTCTTTATGTACTTGGTTTGATTCATCATAGGATGCAATCCCTTGGGTAATGTCTACAAAAGCATCGGCATAAGAAAAAAGATTCTGTGTAATGCTGTCCATTACTTGGAAACGAAGCGGGTCTTCCTTTTGCACTGTTTCAAGACCACCCTCTTCCTTCAGTTTCTTCTGCACATCTTCCGGCAAGATAACACCAAAGTTCTGACGGAAACTAGCTTTCTGCGCGTCTATCTTCGGCTTTTTCTGAGCCATCTCTTGCTCTTTGCGCAATCTTTCGACTTCCGGGCGTACTCTAGCTTCAGCAGCTTCCTCCGCTTGTCGAGTAATCATCGCGCGCTCTACCTTCTTGGCATCTTGCTGTGAGAACTTGGGTCGATTCTTCTCCATGAAGTCCTTGTAGTCCTGGTCTTCATTTAAGTCTGCATAAGGGTCGTCCTTTAATCTTTTCTCTACATATGCTTTGGACTTTTTAAAGAACCCAAGAAATTCTTTATCCAAGTTCTTGTGCTCGGACATATTACTAGATGCAAACTTAGCTAATTCGTAGTATTCTTTCTCCTCCGGAATCAAGTCTTTGATTATTTTATCATCTTCCGACTCTTCAGGTTGAGAGAATGCCACCCTTGACTGCTCTGGTTGGACAGGTATCTCGGGGTCAATTACTTGTTTTACCCGCTTTGCTTTTTTCTTTTTCGGTCTTGCAGCTTCAGGCGGTTCACCTGCGTTGACCTCTTCCGCAACAGGTTCTTCCTCCTTAGTCTCAGGCTCCTCAGAAACCTCGGGTTCGGTCTCTATTTCATGCAATGCCTCACTAAGCGAGCTAGGCTTTAGTATCTCTTCGGTTTCTTGCTCCTCTTCAGGCTCCTCTGCTGCTTCAAATAAAGCATCAAACAAAGGATTACTTTCTTTTTCTTCTGCTTCTTGAGGTTGAGGTTCTTTTTCTTCTACTTCAGGTTGAGTTTCTTCGCTCATACTTTTGTTTGTACTTCAGGGTTTGTGTTAGCTTGTTGTGGTTTTTGCTGGGGCTGGGGTTGCTCTGTTTGCATGCCTTGTGCGGCGGCGCTTGCTATTTGCTTTTGTCCTCCTGCAAGGCCTTGTACGACTTGAGCCAACTCTTGCAGGCTTTGTAAAACCTGTGGGAATTGTTGCTTTAGTTGTTGGAAAAACTGCTCGTCTTGTATTGTTTTCTGTTGCTCCGCACTATCGTCATATTCATCAGTCTCTAACTTAAGGTCATGAGCACCACTTAGTCGGAATATCTCGTTAAACATCTCAAATATTCTTTCTTTGCCTAAGCTTTGAGCAATACCCTCAAGTTGTAGAACACTTTGCAATAAATTACCCAATACTTGTGCTGACTGAGTATCCCTTGCACGCTCAGCTCCATCACGGGACGAAAATAAATATTCGTGAATCAAGGTAGTTGGAGTGCCGATAATATTTCTGCTCGCAGGTCCACTCTCATCTGTTTCAGAAACAAAGCCTGCATCTTCAATAGACTTCTGAGTATATCTGCTCTTAATTGGGACAACGAAGTCTGACTCACTGCAACTAATCAAATGGTCATATATCATTCGTTTTGCAGCAGACCTCATGTCGTCAATTCCCTCAGATATAAAGCTGTAAACAGAGTTTGTTGTGTTTGCTATCTCTGCTACCTCAGTTGCAGAAATTTCCCGTGGGGCGGCCTGACCTAGCTCTTGCGGAGATAAAATCAGTAACCGCTCCACGAGATTTAGCAACTGGAGGATTGCTTGAATCGACTGGTTGATACCGCCGGAAAGTTCTTTTTGTGCATCTACAATAGTTATAAAGTTTTTATTATCTATACCTAGGTCGGCAGCTTTTTGCCCTGAGTAGAATAATGCCTTGGGTTTTGCGTAGAAGCTATCCTCGGAAAGTCCATCTCTTATGTACTCCTTGACCTCGTCATCTAGTGCGTCCTGGTCGATACAAAATATCTTCATCATGCTAATCTTCATATCATGAAGCATCTTAGACATAATATTACTTAGCTGGTCCTGAAATGGCATGATTTCATGAGCAACTGATATATTTGACAGTCGGTCATCATTCTCATTTATCCCCCCGTAGATAGCAGGAATAGATGGCATAAACTCAGCAAACAGAACAGTTTCATCACTAGCTACTGTAAACTTCACCCATACATCGTGCGGGTAGTCACCGAGACCATCTCTGAGTGGATTGCAACGCATGAAGATATTTGAGACAAACATACCTTTGTCCTCATCTTCGCTACTATAGATTCCCGTGTTTGCAGTTCTTTCATTTTGAAACGCAAAAGTATCCCTATTGCCAGGGAATCTCATTACATCACTCTGAAAGTAGTAATTAAAAAAGTCTGCATGTGTATCATACAAGGTAGACAAACTATTGGTGTAGCTAACCTCGTCGATGTTCCAGCAATCTGTACTATCCTTAATGTCACCGTATCTAATGATGTCCCAATATCCAATCCACTCAGGGCCTTGGTCATTATTAATGTCATGCAAAGGTTTTGTAGTATCCCACATCATGCGAGTGGGGTGTGGGGTAAAAAACTGAATGCCTTCTTTTTCTATATAGCTTTTAAGGTCATCTTCTCCAGTCATCTCATTTTTCTCATGACGCCATTGAACTTTTCTTGTCCATGCCTCAGATGGAAATGCCACCGAGTGACCATACATAAACATCTGCCGAATGATTTGCTCCCACTGATGGCGGTAACCAAACTGGTCAGTCATCATTTCTACACGCTGAGACAATACATCAGCCCGCAGTTTATCTTCTACATTCGTACTTCTTGGTTCATACTTAAAGTATGGAAATAAATTACTAAACCTACTTACTTGTGCAGCCACTCGACGAGTAACATATGAACGTATGAGGTTTACGCTTACCTCATAAAGTCGGAGTGTATCTATCTTCTTGAGATTACCCTCTTCATCGTAATCACAAAACTGCTCTCCCATCCCCATGTTTTCGAGCTTGTCCTGGCATTGCTCAATATTGATTTTGCCTTGTGCATACTGTAACAACGGAATGGTTGCCTTATTTATGGGTAAATCATCCCATGCAACATCTACGGACATATATAACTTGGAGTTTCTCGCTCCAAACTGAATGCCCTCAAGGATACGAGATTGTATCTTATCTTGAAACCGCTCGCGTATCTCTGCGTTCCTGCCTTTTTTAGCAGTGAATATCTCCCTTAGTTTTGCCTGCGTGCAACCATGTTGCTCAAGTATCTTTCTGCTTACCATTGAAATCGAAAAGGTTGGTCACCACGTCCTTTGTGTATTCGGACATGAAATGGGTTTCTATAATTGTTAAAAGAATACATATTGGGCCAGATAGGTTTTTGGTTGAATGTATGTGTGTCTTCCACCACCCATGACTGACTCCAAGTAGGCTTGCCAACTCCCCAAGAGTAATTCGTAGAAATCCGCATAATCGCTCTACGCGCTCTTGGTTCCAGCGCTCCTTAATGTTAAGCTTCGCATAATGTGAATCTATAATTAAGGATGCTGTAGTGTTAGAGGGTTGGTTTATATACCTAAGCTTCTTCTTCGTCTGTACCGTCTTCGTCCTCGGAGTCTTCTTCTTCTTCTTCGTCGTCATACTCTTCGTCATCAGACTCCTTTAGGCTAATATCATAAACTTCATCAAGTGGCGCGGATAGCCTGTTATCCGACAGTTCACTTACTTTAAAGCATGCGCTTACTTTGATTAAATCACCTGGTGAAATCCCGTCGAAGTCCTCAAGTAGGTCAGGGTTATTCTTTAAGTCGATATTAAGTATACTCTCCATGTTATTGATTTTAATTAGTAACAAACAAAAAATCAAGCGCCAATATCTATTATTTCCGTGCCTGCTGACTGGGATACTCCAGCAGTTGTTGCATCATGATACAATAGCACATAGCTCATAGCATCGAATGCGTGGACATAATCACTTCTTTTTGGTTTGTATGCTAGGTTTGGGTCATAGGTTTTCCCTTGCGGGGTCGATATTAGATTCTTAAACGCTTTTTTCATTTCAGTACATTGTGCAGACAGAAGCAGGGCATCCTGTTGTAACCTAGCTATTGTCATTCGAACTCTATTCTCTACACTACCTGCAAATTTTGGACAGGCACGCATCCTGATTGGCTCCATATTAAATGTGTCTGCTTTATCACGCGAAATTTGCTCAATATCCCTAACATCATAACTTCCCGTCTTTGCTCGATATTGATTGAAT